CTTGTGCATATCTCCCCTTTTGGGCTTGATTTCCATGCGCACAATATGTATACTCAAAATGTTGATAACTTCCGGACAACTTGTTGATAACTCAGGACGGTTCCCTTCTATGACTCCTGAGCAATTCGAAACCATCTGCGCACGCATCGAGTCTGAGGCCATTGGGCTGAGAGAAATCTGTGAGGATGCCGGCGCAGATCGAACCTCGTTCTGGAAGTACCTCGCGCGCACTCCTGGCGCAAACGACCGTTACGCGCACGCGAAACAACTACAGGCGGAGATCCTCGCCGCTGAGATTTTGTCAATTGCTGATACTATCCAAGAGGGCGTCAAGACGGTTGAGAAGCCAACCGGAACAGAAGTTACGACCGGAGACATGATTGACCATCGGCGACTGCGCGTTGATTCCAGGAAGTGGCTGCTTTCTAAGCTGCTTCCCAAGAAGTACGGTGACAAGCTGGACTTGACCACGGACGGCGACAAGATCAAGTCGTCGCTGGTGGTCAACGTCGTATCAACAGAAGGCAAGGATCAGATACAAAGGCACCTCACAGAAATTACCACGACGGGAATATGAATACCGTCCTCGTCTGTGCATTAATGGCATTCAACCTTACAACGGTTGCCGTCAAAAACGACGCGGCTTTTCACAAGCCAGGCGTGAGGCTTGCGGCCAACGAGGGCGGCACATCGTCAAGTAAGACCTTTTCAATTCTTCAACTTCTCACATTGTATAGCCAACTCCAGCCAGCGACCAAACCGCTTATCACCTCGGTAGTCTCTGAATCACTCCCCCACCTCCGCAAAAGTGCGCTTCGAGACTGGTTCAAAATCATGGGCGAGGATTTCCGGGAAGAAAACTGGAACGCTACAGAACTGATCTACAAGTTCTCACCCGTCATCCTAATAGAGTTCTTCAGCGCGGACCAACCTGGAAAGGCGTCGGGTCCGCGCCGTGATATTCTTTTCGTCAATGAAGTCAACAACGTCCCCAAAACGATCTTCGACCAACTTGATATGCGGACACGCCGTTTTGTCTTTGTGGACTTCAATCCAGTCGAGGAGTTTTGGCTTCATGGCTTGAAGGGCAAGCCTGATGTCGAATGGATTCACAGCACATACCTTGACGCCGAGCAATTTCTCGACAAGGCGATAGTAGACAAGATTGAGGCGATGAGAGAACGCGACCCGAACGGATGGCGCATCTACGGTCTCGGTCTCATCGGAAACATCGAGGGTCTTGTTCACCCGCTGTTCTCACAAGTCGAGGCGCTCCCAGAAGGCGGTATCGAGTTCTTCGGCCTGGACTACGGATACAGCAACGATCCCACATGCCTGACGCGCAACAAAATTATCGGCGAAGACCTGTACTCCGACGAATTGATCTACGAAAAGGGCCTGGACAACAACCAGATTGCTAAGCGCATGATCGACGTCGGCGTGCGCAAGGGATATGACGAGATTTTCTGCGATGCCGCGGAACCCAAATCACGCGACGAGATCATGGGCTACGGGTTTAACATCAAGTCCTGCCCCAAGGGACCGGATTCAGTACGCGCAGGCATCCAGCTTGTCAACCAGTACCGCCAGCACTGGACAAAGCGCAGTGTCAATGGAATCAAAGAGCAGCGCAACTACCGATATATCACGGACAAGGACGGACAGCCGACCAATAAGCCGATGGATAACTGGAATCATTGTTTCGCGGGAGACACTTTGGTTTTAACGGATCGCGGGTGGACTGAAATACTTAACGTGAAACACGGAGACATGGTGGCGTCTTATGATGAACAAAATAAAACCTACATTTTCAAAAAGTCATACGGGTGTAGGCTAATTGACAATTCCTCTCCAATCATATATCTTCAAGTATCCGGCGTGGACGCTTGCCGCTGCACCGAAGATCATCAGTTTCTTACTGGTGACGGATGGCAAATGGTAGGAAGTATAGAGCCGGGAAGTAAAATTATTGGAGGTGACTCATGGGAAATATTGAGACAATGCCGCCTAAGTTCATTGTCAAATACGGAGTCCGGTTTTGCAGGGACGAAAAAACTGGTTACTATCTCGCAAGTGGCACGCGAATTACAGGCTGTAATCGACTATCAGGAACGAGATTGCATCGCCTTGTCTATGAGCGAGAGGTCGGATCGATACCCGATGGATTCCACGTTCATCACATCGATTTCAACAGAGCAAACAATTCTCCAGAAAACCTCATCGCGCTATCTGAACACGACCACCAAGTATTGCACGGAGCAGAAGAAAACCGGAAAGAGGTTTTCAGAAAAAACGCCCTTAAATATGGAGTGCCTGCCGCAAGGGCGTGGCACTCAACTCCCGCCGGAATCGAATGGCACAGGAAGAATGCAACCGAATGCGCAAAGAAATTGCCTCCAAAAGAATTTGTTTGCGCGCATTGTGGACAACATTTCTGGAAAAAGCCGTTCGGAACCATTCGTTTTTGTTCAAACAATTGCAAATCGGCGTGGCGCAGAAAATCAGGCATTGACAATATCACAAGAACGTGTCCGACCTGCAACAAGCAATTCGCAACAGACAAATATTCCCGCCAAATATTCTGCTCAAGATCGTGTTCTCACCGGCGCGACCCCGTCTAACAAGCCCGAGCCAGTTTATTGCATGGAGGTTGAGGATACACACAATTTTATTGTGTATCCTGGCCTCGTCGCTGCAAACTGCATGGACTCACGGGGATACGGCGTGGCCGGCAAGATGGACACGTCCAAAACCGGCGTGCTTTACGTCTACAGTGGCGAGTCGGATCAGTCCGGACAGGAGTCCCCGAGTGGAATCGCAAATACTTAACGCCCAAGGGCAGCCATATCGTGTCGAGGAAGAGCCGATTGTTCGCGGCGTTTACAATCTCGACAGCGGCTTCTGGGGCAAATTGAGCGCGCAAGCGACAATCAATTTCGAGCGGGCAATGGCACAGCCCTACACCTACAACCCATGGGTCTACGCCTGCGCCCGCACGATTTCGTTCAATCTCTGCCGATTGTCGCAAGAGATGGTGGCAATTGTCAATGAGGAGCAGTCACTTCGAGACCACGCCATACTCAAGCTATTGGCAAAACCCAACCAGCAGATGAGCGGCATGGTGTTCCGGCAAACCGTAGTGCTCAATATGTTGCTCTCCGGCCAGTGCTTCCTTGTGCCCTGGGACAGCAAAAGGGATAGCCAGATCGATCTATCGCGCGGCCAGATGCCCGATGAGTTGATGCCGTTCAGCGGCAAGTTTTTCAAGGAATGGACCGAGGATGCGGGGCGCGGGCGCAAGCGACTATTGGGCTGGAAGTTTGCGATTGAGAATAATCCGGCAACGGAAATTCCGTTCAAGCATAATGAGATCATTCGTATTCATCTTGTCAACCCGTATGATTTTCTCAAAGCCATGGCCCCATATATTGCGGCCGAAGTCGCGGTTGCGCAGGATACCAGGGCCGATATCTACAACACGCGACTATTCGACAATGATGCGCGCGTGGCCGGCCTGCTATCAACCGAGGGCACGTTGACAGCACAGCAGGCCGAGGAGAACGCGAAGCGATGGATGCAAAAACACGGCGGTCCGGGGAACGTCGGCGGGATTGCGGTCCTCGGGAACGGTCTGAAATATCAGCAGTTCGGGTTGACGCTTGCCGATATGCAATTCCTGGAACAGAAGAAATGGAACAAAGATCAGACGCTTGCTGCTTTCGGCCTCAACAAGATTGCCGTGGGAGATTACGAGGACATCAATTTTGCGACAATACGGGAAGGCCGTCGCATATTATGGTACGACACCTACATTCCGCTTGACGAAATCTACAACGACGCCGTCACCTGCCAGTGGGTGATCTACCACGACAACGGCAAGTGGAAGCTCAAGAGCAACTACAGCGACGTGGAGAGTCTGCGCGTTGATTTGCCGAATTATGCAAATGGTGCGAAGGTGCTAGTTGATATCGGTCTTCCGCCGGCGCTGGCATGCAAAAAGATGGGCATACGGTTGACACAGGAGGAGTTGAAGCAATACCCGCATCTGAGTGAGCGGCTACAGCCTATTGCGCCGATCATGCCGACCGTGCCGGGGACTGAGTCGTTCGCGACAGCACCGGCCAAGACGGCAACCCGTGCCACGCGCGAAATATCGATCGAGGACTTACGCCGCCGTAGTGACGAGTACATCATCCGCGCGCTAATTCCGGCTGAGAAGGCGATGATCGTTGACCTCAAACGGTACTTCTTCGCCCAGCGCAATTACATGCAGGATCAAATAGACCGATGGCTTGCCAGTCAGAAATCGGTCCGGGAAAAGGTAGACTACAGCGTTGATGAGTTCAACGACATATACCCAAACGCCGAAAAAGAACTCAACAAGTTTCTGGAGCGGGTGTACACGCCGAACGTCGGCAAGCAGATCAAGCTGGAAGTGGATCACATCGAGGACGAACTCGGGGAACCCGTCGAGTGGAATGCGTCGGACAGCCGCATTGACGCATTTGCGGACAAGCGCAAGACTGACCTTGCATCCATCAACGAGACGACATTCGAACAGGTCAAGGGCAAGGTGAGCGACACCGTATCGCAGGCAATGAAAGACAACTGGACGCCCAACGAACTCGCCAAGGCTTTGAAGACCGACATCTTCGATGTTGCACAGAACCGCGTGTCAAACGCTCAGACCATCGCCCGCACTGAAATGGGGATCGTCGCCAGCGAAACACGTTTCGATGTGTTCAAGACCGAGGGCATTGAGAAATGGATTTGGGCGACGGCAATGGACGACCGAGTGCGGGAGTTGCACATCGCGCTTGAGGGCGATGTGGCCAATGTTGGAGAATCCTTTCCGAAAAGCGGGGGACAACTGCGGTATCCGCGCGACACCCAGGCGCCACTCGACCAGATCATAAACTGTCGGTGTGTGGCGCTCGGTTACTTTGAGGACTGACCATGCCACTACCAACCAATAGAGCAGTGCTGTATACCTATGGAAATATCCATGATCGCCGTGTTTTTCGTCGGGGTCCTCACGGCCATATTCGTAAGTTCACTGACGCGGAAATTGACAGACTTCAGGGCAAAGAAAAAGATGAAGAAGACGTCCTATCAGACGAGCTCGACCCTTATTGTGAACGTGGAAGCAACTCGGGCACA